AGTTACGGCGGATAGCCAGACATTTATTGCTGCCTTTTTCAATCGTAACGATATAAGGTAGGGCAATTCCGGTCTCTTCCCCATGTTTGTCCGTATCTTCATACCCTTCAAGGTCCAAATTTACGTTCATCTCAAGGATTTTGTAGCGATCATCCGACTGAGCGCGGAATCCCATCTTCTCAGCGATCTTTTTCTCTACTTCATCCAGAGCATTGTCGGGTTCACCCAGGTCAATGTCAGCATAAAAGCCGGCAACTTGTAGTTTGCGCAGTTCATTTTCAGTTTTGCGCATGACATGGGTAATGCGGTCAGCCGTTTGTAGGTCTGATGCGCCGTAAGGGACCACAAGGTCTTCAGCCGTAACAAAAATAGATGTCTGGCGGTCAAGGCTTGGGTCAAAGTACACCTTCTTAAAGGCATTACCAGCCAGTCCCAAGCCCCACAACATGCGCTCATGCTCAGGGCGGAACTCTGTCATTACATCTGTTAGCTCATAATTCATATCAGCAGCCACGCGGGTAGCGGCTTGCTTTTTCTCTGGCGTTTCTTTGCCAATAATCTGAGTCTTAACCGGGCCAGCAGCCGGGAAGGTACTCATCATTATCTCGGCCTGGAACTTAACTACAGCCTCAGACAACAAAGGATGGTAAACCCCGCAAGCTCCAATCCAAGGATCAGCCCGCTCCTCAATCTTCATTCCCAGAAGTTCAAGGCCATCGACGTAAGTCTGCATCCAGTCTTTACGAGAGTTAATGTCATCATCAAAATCACTAAGCAAGTCAGAGACCAAGCCAGAAACAACATCGTCAGGGAGATGCTCAACAAGGTTAGCTTCAAAGTCATCTTCAACGCTCCCAATCTCAATCTCAACATCGCCGGTCTTAATAGTCACTGACTCAGGATCTTCAATCTCAATTTCAATGTCTGGCTCTGGGGCCAGGGATTCAATTCCTAAAGGGGCGGCGTATAGTGATTTTTCAATGGACATGATTATTCCTTAAATAATTTTGTGTTTGCCAGCTAAAGGCTTTTCAATGGAGCCACCTTTTTTAAAAGGCACTTCTTTGGTAGTTTTGCGTTCATCTTTTTCCTTATTAACCCGTAATGGGAAGCCATATTTTTTACCGTCTTCTATACCACGCATGATGATATCCATCAGCTCTTTGTTTTTTGGGTGCAATGCCGCTTGTTTGTGCGCTTCCAAATCTTTAGCGTATTGTTTACCTGTTTGCCCTACGTCATTAGTACCCATTCCATTCCACGCTTCACCAAACGATACTTTGTGTTTATCTGCAATCCTTTGTTTGTCCGCAATTGATACCAAAAAATCAATGTCTCTTTCAATAAGATTGTACTTATCCTGCAATTCTTTTCTGTATTTATCTGCAAATTTACCCCCATACGATCCACCAGTTAGCCCGTAATCAAAACGCCCTTCTTTTAAAGCTAATCCAGCCAAATCTTCTGCGGGCAAAGCAGGATGCCCGTTTGCAGCGGCTGCTCCATTGGCACGAGCAAACCTGTACAAAGACTGAAGTGCTTTAGATGAATCTGAATACGTTGTCCCAGTTGTTAAGTCTTTATTTGTTTGCTGCCCTAAAAATTTATTACCCCCGATTTCAAACCGTTGAAGAGGTTGAGTCTCCAAGCCTTCTTTACCTCCGTACTTACCCTGTGGATCTGCCCTGTATGATTTAATTCCTGTAGGCAAATTTTCCGGTACAGTTGACCTAGGCAACCCATATAGAGGCTGTTTTTCTGTATTAATTTTTCCAAAAGTACCCGCTTCCGACAGGTCATATGGCAACTCAGGATCAACGTCAACAGTCTTTCTAAACCCCATAGCATTAACTACGGGGGCAAGTTGTGGGATATACCCAATCAAATCCTCTAAGCCTGACATATCAATCCTTAGTAATAAGATGTCTTGCGCCTAAAAGCGCGGATCTCGTCTTGCTCATCTGTCTGCAAACGAATAAAGCCGCCTTTTCTGAACCTGATTAATGCCTGGGTAGCGGAGTCAACCAAGTCATCATTCTCTGAGTTAGGGAAAGCGGCCATCTCTTCTATTAGCTCGTCGGCCCATCTTGTAGACGGAGCCCAGACCTTTCCACTAGCAAACAGATCAGCTACAGAGTTAATCCTCACCATCTTATCATTACCCCTGCTAGGCGTAAACTCTTGGACGGGGATACCCATCGCCCTTAACTCAAAGATTAACGGCGCACCAGAAGCCTTAGCCTCGACAACAAAAGCATCTGGCTCCCATTGTTTATAGTGGTTAAAGGCTTTTTCCTTTAACTCTGGAAACTCCATCCGGCGCTTAAAAGAATCCAGCAAAATAATATTGGCGTCGTTAGGGTTCTCGTTAATATAGAAAACCCCCCAAGTAGTACAAGCCGAATAGTCGGACCGCTCTGTCTTTAAGAAGGCGGTGTCCCAACTCTGGATAATAAACTCACACCTGGGTGGGTCCTCGGCTTTCCATTCCTTCCACCACTCCCGCTTAACAATAGCGCCCTGCTCTGAGGTTGGGCTTTGTTGATACTGGGCGTTCCATTTTGAGACTGGTAGTTCTGATCTTAGGGCTTCCAGTTCTTCCAGGCTCCAGAATTCAGGCCATAAGGGTTTGTCGCTGGGCAGTATCGCGGGGAAGTCGATTACCTCCCACTCATCGTTCCCGTCTTTCTCAATAGAGGATTGAAGGATTCTTCCCGTCAAGTCCCGCTTAGCCCAACGGGTCATAACTACAACGATAGATCCCCCCGGCTGAAGACGCTGCCTAGGTCCAGACGTATACCACTCGTAGACTTTATCAAAGACAGAAGCGTCCCCAGCGGCCAAAGCAGCCTCTTGCTCAGAGTGAGGGTCATCAATAATAAGTAGGTCCGCGCCCTTACCGGTCACCGTCCCCCCAACGCCGATAGCGAAATATTCCCCATCCTTATTAGTAGACCAACGGCCGGCCGCCTTACTGTCTTGCCTCAAATTAACATTGGGAAAGATCTTGGAGTACTGTTCACTTCCAACTAAGTTCCTTACCTTACGCCCAAACCCCACCGCAAGATCAGCCGTATTAGAAGTCTGTATTACCTTCTTATCAGGGTATTTACCTAGGAACCAAGCCGGCAGCATGTAGCTGGCAAACTCTGACTTCGTGTGCCTGGGTGGCATGTTAATGATCAGGCGCTTAATCTTTCCCGACGCAATGTCCTCAAACTTCCTAGCCATAACTTTATGGTGCCGGCCATTAATAAACCCCGGCCACATTGAGTGAACAAACTTAAGGAAGTCCGCCTGCGCCTCTTCCCTGGCAAGAGAAGCCCGGTACTCATCAAGCTCGTCAAAGAAAGCCTCCTGCTCATTAACAGGCAGAAGCTCTATCGCACGACTGATAGCGTCAATATTCATATGTTGCGCATCGACAAATAACTAGGCCGAACACTACGGGCGCTCTTACTCACCCGCTTACATATCCCAAGATCACAAAGCTTCTTAACCACCCTATGAACATTCCCCCGCCCCTTATCCCCAGTCTGGTACATGATGTCATCTATCGACGGCCCGTACCCAAAGTTCTTCCAGTACTCATCTATAACTAAAAAAACCGTCCGCTGCTTCTCAGTCATAAGGTACTCCTTCTTCTTTACCACATAAGGCTCTTTAGGATATAACAACTCTAACTCCTGTTAATGTTCATCTTTAACACTTGTTAATGTTCAGGAAAGTAAGGCCAATAGATGATGGGAGTCTCCGGCCCCATGTAGGCGCCCTCTACATTAAAAGACACAAACTCTTCAGCCTCATCAAAGCTCATAACACCTCTCTTCATCAAGATGTCAATAATGACTTCCCCATCATAGACAAGCTTTTCAACCAAAACCATCCCCGCCTTGTTAGGCACCCAAACCTCAGTCTTTCCAGCAATAGCATCATCGTATCCATCTAACTTTAACATCTGTTAATGTTCCTTAAAAAATATATACCCCCCACCCTTTTCCGTACAGAAACAAAGGGGGCCTATTTGTCAAAATCATCCACTATCTCTGATTCTGTTAATGTTGAGGGGTGCCCCTGTTTTGGCTCTGATCGTTTGAGTGGAATAGTATGTATAGGCTCTCCTGTGCGCGGCGGGCCCGAAAGCGGGGGCGCCCCTGCGGTGGGGTCTGCTGGGAGCCCTTCTGCTGCTGGTGGCTGGGTTTTCTCGGCATCGATGCTGGAGCTGGGAGCCTGGGCGCCTCGTATTTCGGCCAGTAGATCTAGCGCATCATCAGCTTGTACTTCGGTGGCGTCTACTGCTATGGTCTGAAGCCTGGACAGTAGGCGCGTGCGGATATCATCGGACCGGCTTACTGTCGTTATTTCTTTGCGCTCTACAAAGGCGCCCACCTCGAACAACGAGCCCAGTAGCTTTAGGCATTGCACTCTAGATGCTGGAGGGAATTCATCATCCAGGGAGTGCTGGACCAGCTGCTGCACTAGCAAAGCTTTCAATTGAGCTGGGGTTCGATGTTTCTCCGCCTCTATAGCCAGCTTGTAAGCCTCGACCTCTTGTTGAATCCTTGCGTCTGCAGCCAGCTTGTACGGCGCGCATACGATAGTGCTCTGTGCAGCGTCTACCTTGTAGCTCTCCCTATACGCTTGTGCCTTAGTCTTACCCAGAGCCACCGCTTTAGCAAAGTCGCGCTGCTTTGTTGTTAGCTTGGGTTGTTTACCCTGGCCGGCACCTAGTAGCGTATCTATTGGGATCGTATCCAACCCTTCACGGATCTGCGCCCTTGTGAGCTTTTGTGTAGTCTGTCTGGCCATATTGTGACTGATCAGTATTTATTTAAACCATGCGGTATGAATTGAGAACGCGCCGACTGTATCACAACCTGGGCGCCTATGCAATAAA